TGGACAAAAGAAAAAGTACTAAATACATTTGATAATAACTTATCAATAACACTTCGGGAGCTTTCTCAGCTTTCGGGGTGGTCAGTCGTAGAGTTAAAAGAAGCTCTCCTAAGTGATTAACAGTCAAGCACTTAGGTGCCTGGCCGCCGAACCACGTAACTGCTTGGTTGTCAACGATTTAAAGATGCATTTAATTGAAGTTTTTTCTTGCTATTGTTGGGTAAGAGGCTTATTATGTATTATATTATGACAGACAACAACCAACAACTCGCAGGGAATGATTTACTCATGTATCTTATGTCTCGATTCAACATGACAAAGCCTGAAGCTCTCAACTCAATGAGAAGAGCAGGACATAACACCTCTAACCTCTAAGAATATTATGACAAAAACAATAGATATCACACCAACTTGGGCTTCCTTAGTTCTTCCTATGATTGAGGTTCTTAAAAACCCTAAAGCATCAAGAGAATCCAAAACCATGATTGCTGACGAATTTATTCGCCTTGCAAAGATCGTAGACGATCAAAACAGAAAGATAAAACAAAATGGATAACTTTACTAAAAAAGAATTAAAAGCTATTTTTGATGTAGTTAATGTTTATGAGCCCGAAGATATATCTCATGTATACCCTGAAATGGCAAGCGATGAATTTATGAAAGATGTCATATCCGCATGGAAGAAACTGTGCAAAATGCTTGACACTAATAACAAAAACTGAGATAATACTATTATGCACGAAAAAGTACAACAACCCGTAAATTCCTACACCGAGTTTGAGAAGCTAGCGTGGGCATCAGATCAAACCATACCTGCCGTAGGCTCAGAAGTTGATGTAAAAATCAATGGCATTGGCAGGTCGAAAGTTTTAAAGTATTTTGTGGAATATGGTTTCATTGGATTAGTCGTCCAACCATTTGACCCACCTGCTTGGTATGTAAAGCAAAATGGGGCAGACGAGCCTTGTCATGTTTTCCCTTCTGAGACTGAAGAGCTTAGGGTTGAGAGTAAAGGCTTCTACGAGTCTTTACATAACAGTATGGCATAAACCCCTAACTACCAAGCACTTAGGTGCCTGGCCGCCGAGCGACGCAACTGACTGACCATCAGTAACTTGCGTAACAACTTTTTTTCATTTTAATTCATTTTTTCCTTGTGTTATATTAAAAAATCGCTTATTGTATTTATATGATGACAAAACAACAACTACTCGACTTCGACAATCTCGCTTTCCATACTCACCCTTCTTGCTCAGAGGGAATTATGGCTCAACTAAAGTTTGGCGACTTTATGATTTCTGTCGTTGCTAACACTGGAAATGGTCGTGGTCTTTATGGTCATGTTGACGATAATGAATATGAAGTTTTAATGACTTTTAAAGATGGAACAATTCCTCTTGCAGTATGTGGCGATGTTCTCGCAGGTCAATCTCCTGCTCAAATCAGTAGACACATGAGAGATGCTCAACTTAATGGATTTGTATGGGTTGACTTATTAAGAAAGATAAAATTAAACAACGACAAAGAATTAGGGCTTGACGACTAATTACAACTAAACTATATTAAAGATATGAAAATACAAATTGAAGATTATTACGGAAACGACATTTGTTCGTTTAAAGTTAACACTTTTGCAGACAACAATGGCTTGCAAGATATTGGTGATTTTGTGGATTGTAGTTATGCAGATATGGAAGTAGACGAATATTCTGAGCCATATGTTCGCATACAATTAGAAAAAGAAGACTTGACATTATACTCAAACTAAACTATATTATATATTATGACACAACAACTAACATCAGATCAACGCATTTCGATCATTCGTCATGCTCATCAAAATTCCCAATCCATTTCCTCAGTTCAGTCTGTAGAAGACTTCGTTGCCGAGGTTAAGATGGAAGACATTGTTTGCGAGCATGGAGTTCTTAATGCTCAGAAGAATGACTTAGAAGACGAATCTCAATATCTATCTAGTGATTCAGCAGAAGAGATTGACGAAGAAGATCAAGACTTCGGAATCAGTGCTGAAATGCAAGAAGTACAAAAACAAAACTAACAAAAGAAAAATTATGCAATCAGAATTCTCATTCACCAATCAAGTAAAAGCAGTAGAGGCTTATAAGCCTTTGCAAGTAAATCGTCAAGGCAATAAAATGTGGTTCTCTTATAAGAACGCAGTCGGTACAATCGTTAACGCGTACTATGATTATGCGACTCGTTCGTTTAAATCAGTAGTTAAAGGCAGTCAGTACGGAGATGGAGTTGCGATTCGCAATCTTGTCGCTCGCCCTGTCGTAGAGTCCGTTTTAAAAGGATAAGAAAATGAGTTGGGATATACTTTTATTTTTACCTTGGGTTGGGGTTTTCTACATAATGTTTTCTGATCTATGGAATTATCATTATTAATTGTATTGTCGTTTGTTCTATTTTTCATTATTAGCTAAAGTCCTTTAAAACCTCGTCCTAAGTCTTTGTAGTTGAAGCACTTAGGGCGGGCGGCGGCCAGCCACCTAAGTGACTGAGATTCAACAACTTACAGAACCATTTAGTTCGTTTATAAGCTCGTTAAGTCTTGGGGTGTCAAGCCCCGAATCGTTCCAAGCCACACCATCGGGTGTTCGGTATCCAATTGAGGAGTCCCCGCTAGTGTCTTTAATGTCATCAACGAATTGTTGATAATTTTGGCAATCTCTTGCGAAGTGATAAAGCCCCTCATCGTTTTGAATCCAAAGGGCGACATTCCATGTCTGACGATTTTTCCATCCGTTATAACTCATAATTATTTTTCCCATTCGTTAGAGACTTGTATCCAATAGCAGATATTAGATGAGTCTTGGTTAATCTCTTCAGCTTGGCTAGTAATCACACCTTTTTTTACGAGAGAGCTAACTACCCCACTGAGTTCTTTGCCTTCAAAAGGTGCGATCTCGTGGAGCCAACCTTCGTTTGGTGCGTCCATTCCTTCTTGAAAAGCTTCGAGTGCAATTTTTTCTTTTTCTGTAAGTTCCATAATCATTATACTAGGCAGTTTAAAATTGCGAGTTCATCAATTTTTTCCATATTTCGTTCTATTTCCATTTCAGCATTAATTACTAATTGGCGAGAACGAGTATTACCTAAGTCGGCATATTCGGATTCTGAATCAATAATTTGCTGAAGGGCGTTAATATTTTCGTGAAGTTGTTTTAATGTTATCATTTTATAATTATCTTATATTTATTCCTCTGTGTCAAGGATATTACCAAGGAAATTTACTTTATTTATTTCGTAACCTTTAGCTTCTGACTTTGCAATTCTTAAAGCTTTCGCTTGACCTCTTACTTCATCAACTAACCTACCAAAGGAAAAGATTTGAAAAAATTGTACAAAGTTTGGGTTTCGTCTTACTGATATCATATTAACTCCATTTTAGGTTTTTTAGACTTGTGTATTTTTTTAACCATCTGCGTAAGTGATGGAAACCATTACTTGACCAATGATTAGCAAAAGGGTCAATCTTATTATCGATTAATACAACTTTGTATCCGTTTGCAGTTTCGATAATGTTCTTGATTTCTTTGCATTTTTTCATCTGTTTGAATACTTTACGATTTTCTTTACCCGAATGTCCTCCTTTAGCCATAATATTTTTCTCCTTGTTTAGAATGAGAGAGCTTGCTTATGCTTAACTCTGCGTGAATATTTAGACTTATCCTTCATTGGTCGAGCCTTTGTGAAAAGAATTGGGATTCTTGCTTTGATCTTTTTTGTTTTCATATATAAAGACTAAGGCACTTACCAAGTAATAGCGAGAAAAAAATTCACTAAATACAACTTTTAAATCTATCTAATAATAATTGATAAGGGGGGCTAATAAATAGGAACAAATACATAATACTATAAATACATTGACTTATACTATATAAAAGCTTTATTGTAAGTTATTGATTATCAAGCACTTACGGAATCGGCGGCCGCCCGCCTAAGTGCCTAACTATCAGCGACTTAGGGGATTGACTTATTTTACTATTTAATTATTATACAAAGTTTTAGTAGCAAGAAGAATAGTCAACTTTGCAAGAGGTTTCGTCAAGTTCAAATTCTTCATCTTTAAGTATTTTTTTGACTCTTTCAACTTCATCAAGCTTGATAAAGTCAACTTTTTTACCATTTAAGTCGAAAGCTTCAACTTGTTCAACTTTTTCAAAGTATCCAATTAATGAAATTGAAGAGACTTGATCTCCCCAAAGGTTTTCAATTTCGTCAGTCCATAAAGAGCAAGTCAATTCGATATAAGATCCGTCTTCGTCCGAGTAAGAACAAGTCAAGGTTTCTTCGTCTATTTCGTAAAGCTCAAAAGCAGCATCTAAATTTTTCATAGTTATTTTTTCCTTATAGTTTTTCGGTCAACATTTCTTCGCGAACAGCTTTATTTGCAATAGTAACCATCTCTTCCATCCAATCATTGACATTTTCAATTGAGGTCATTCCGTTTTTTCTGATATCGTGACTAACCGAGAATTTTATTGATCTTGCCAAAGTAGCAACTTCTAAAAGAGCTTTTGATAAATTATAAGCCTTTTCGTTCTTATATGCGTTATTGTCGATCACATCAAAGAGTGAGATTTTGTCTGTAGTATTATTTTCCATATATATAAAGTAAACTATGTTTTAATTAATTGCGAATTTTATTTTAGTTATTTTATTGCTTGCTCAATCATTTCAAAACTCCACACATGACCACCGAGACACTCCCAAAGGTCAAAGGATTCAGTCATAGGACTTGCTTGGATACGAACAAGGTTATTATCTTGAATGAATTTTTTCATTTCTTCTGTCATTATATTTTTTTCTTTAGTTATTTTCTAGTAAAAGGAAAGAGCTTGTAATTTTAATTCCATGGCTTTGAGCTTCCTTGAAAGAATCAAATGATCCTGCGTAACTGCTTCCGATATATAAATCGAAAACGACATTTGACCAAGTGGCGAGAGATTTAATCTTAATGACCATATATAGAATATAAAGGCTAAGAGTCATTAAGTCAAGGCATTAGCGTTTTATTTTAAAGAAAGTTTTAACAAATTAAATTGTATAAGTTATATAAATTTATAAACTATACTTTTATTATTTATATAATGTATAAGAGTTATATTTATTTAATGTATAAAAGTTAGATTGGCATAGTATGTGAACAGGCACTTCGTAAGTCATTGAGTACCAAACACTTACGAGGGCGGCGGCCGCGCTCCTAAGTGCCTGAGGAGCAACAACTTACGGCTAGGCTGTAAACAAGCCGTATCGACGGGTACCGTCACTGTTTGCGATGCGACGACGCAAGAGCTTTTCAGCATCTTTTTTTCGCATTGCGATTGTTTCGACTTTCCAAACGGATCCCGCTTGATTGAGAATTGATTTTAGAATTAGCATAATTTTTGTTGTTAACTTTGTTTGTGATAGAGAAAGAAAGAGTGAGTTTATTTTATGTTAGTGTTAAAGCTTAAGCGAATTCGGAGATACCGATTGCTTCGATTCTGAAATCGTTAACGGTTTCGAGATACGCTTCGCGTTCTGCGTGTTCTTCGGATCCTTCCTCCATATTCATTAAGGAAAGACGAGCAAGGGTAAACTCGTGGTTCAACTCGGCAAGTGTTAGAGCTTGGAGTACCAAGTCAGCGTTAGGATTAGAGGCGAATTTAGGTTGTGATAATTTCATAATGTTTAATTTACTATATATACAATCTAACACATTTCGACCAAAACACAAGGAAAAAGCGAAAAAAGATTCAACTATCTTTATGCACTATACTACTGCATAGATTGGCATGGTATCTGTACGAGTCTTTTGTAAGTTGTTGTTTATTAGGTACTTATGGAAGCGGCGGCCGCCCGCCTAAGTGCCTGACTATCAGCGACTTGCGAGGCTATGTAGCGTAGTAGTATAAGATAAAACTACAGAGTATTACGACAATCAAGATCTTTTTCTGTTATAATTGTGACCTTTTCGCCCTTAGAGTATAGCTCTTTCTTTTTCATATTAGCAACTCTTAAAGCTTGAGCTTCTGTCTTTGTGTTATCAATCAATTTGCCGAAAAGTCTAATGTCGAACCATTCGGAAAAGTTTACGTTTTTTATTATTGAGATCATATTTATAATGTAAAGCCTTATTTACTTATTGTCAAGGGTTATTTCACGAAGATTTGATTAATGTATTTTGTGGCTTGCTTGTCATGTCCGAGCGTTACCTTTGATTGAAGATTGTTGGCAATCTTGTTTATTTTTGTTCTTGCTTCGTTTTTGTTTTCAGCTTGAACTTCGATTACATTGTTAGTCATTACCGAGTTAATGAATGTATTAGTGTTAGTATTAAACAAAGGAAGTTTTGAATCATCGTTTGAATAGATGTGAACATTACCTGTGAAAGTTTTAGTTTTAGTATTTATCATATTATTAATCTAGTGGATTATTAGGCAAAAGTCAAACTTTATTTTACTTTTTTTTTCTTATTATTGAAAGACGACATTAAAGCGAAATTGATTTAGACCTTCGTCTCTCATAATCTTATCAAGATGTGATTGACTCGATGCAGTGCGAACCCGTGGGCGATCATTGCCCTGTGAGTCGATGCCTTGATCGAAGATCTTTACTGATGTATGGGTTGACCATTTTTTTATTATAACTTGTATTTTATTCATATTATTTATTTTTAAAAAATTAAGCATTACGCTCCATTGATCTAAAACCCACTCTTTCTTCAAGCTCGATCATTTCGGCATTGTGCAAATGAAGTTTCCACTCTTTGAGATCTTTCTCAAGTCGGGCGATTTCTAAGGAATCGGTAGCGTTACGGATGTCCGTTTCAGTTTCTATGATACGGAATTTTATTGATGTTGGACTCATATTTTTATTTTGTTATTTTTTAAAGTGTTTTAATTAATCTTATATATACAATGTAGCACCAAGGGCGACTAATTGCAAGTTTTTTCTCACTTACCTTTCAACTATGTTTTTGCACAATGCTATTGAGCGAGCGAGTTATAGTGCAAACTTTAAAGCTGTACTATTCAACTGCAAGGCAGTTTGATGAGTTACTTTTTTAGTGATCACACCCCTCGTAAGTCGTTGTTTACCAAACACTTATGGAAGCGGCGGCCGCCCGCGTAAGTGCCTGACTATCAGTGACTTAGGGAGGTATTTTGGTAGTGACTACTATTTTCTTGCACTATGCTCTTGTGACTTATTCGGGCATAAAAAAGCCCTATCCAATTAGTCGGATAAGGCAAGTTTATTAGGTTATGAGTTGTAGTAGTATAGTGCAACACTTAAGAGCATTAAGACAATCATACACCTACCTCCTCGGTAACACTTATCCAATCGAATGAATCAATTTCTTGATTGTTTAGCATAGGAACAAAGTTGGATTGATGAATGCCTAATCCTGTTATGCCATTGACTCTTTCTCTTGTGGTCGGAGTGTTCCAACCTGCAAGCGTTGCCATAACTAGTCCCGAAGGGTCACGCTTGACAATTTCGTTGCCATGAAGAAAAACGCTTGTGCCGTTTGTCCTTGTGTTGCCTATTTTTAAAGATGTGCCTTGTTCAAAGGCTTTTTTAATTTGTTGTGTGACTTTTCTCATGATTTTATAGGTTAACGGCTAAAGTAAGAAGCGACTTGATCAGAGGTTGCTTTACCAAGATCAGAGGCATAAACTTCTGATTGGAACAAGTGATCCTGTCCGTGGTGTTTGATAGTAGCAACTTTAAGACCACCCTTGATCCTGTCAAGTGAGACAAGTCTCACGGCTTTATTATTTTGTGAGGAGTGATAAATTCCTCCGACTTTTAATCCTTTTTCAATTTTCATTATATGTATATACTAAGCTAGTTTTTCTGTGGTGTCAAGGTTATTTAACTTTATTTAACTTTATTTCTTGGAAAGCTTTTCTTGCTTTTTGCACTGCGTTTAACGCATCGAGAATTGTTATGCCTTGCGTAATTGTACCCTGCCAATCGGATGAATTTGATTCACGGGCTAAGTGGTTTAAGTTTCCCTCTGCCTTAGCTAATGCCAAGCCAAGGTCGAGATCTAAATCCAATTCGTATCTTGTTTGTTCTAATGTATTCTTTATCATATATACAATGTAAGGTATTTTTTACCGAAACACAAGGAAAAAGTGAAAAAAGATTCGTTTATTTTATTGCACTATCCCTCCCCCGTTTTTTGAATTTTTTAGAGTAGGACTACTGCTGATATCGGCGGGGGGTGGGTTTTCTCAAAATCTGAGACGCTTGATTCCTAGGGAAATATATGTTTTTTAAAAAAAAATCAGGACATTAGCAAAAACAACTGTATATATAAGTAATGCCAAAACGAAAAAGAGCTGACATACAAGACGCTCAGGAAATAGAAAAAATTATTACTTCTTTAGAAAAGACTAAAGTAAAATTAAAGAAAATCGACTTCTCCGATAAGCAGCAAGAACTGCTCAGGATAATGTTTGATAAGAGTACGAAGGTGGTATTCATAAGTGGGCCTGCAGGAACAAGCAAGACATTTATGGCCATCTATGGCGCGCTACAATTGTTCAACATGGATAATAAATACAGCATTAGCTATATTAGAACTATAATAGAAAGCGCTGACAGAGGGATGGGGTCATTGCCTGGAAATATCGATGAAAAATTTGATCCATTTATGATGCCTTTAAACGACAAGTTGTTTGAGCTGATGTCGGCGTCTGACGCCAGAGCACTAACCGATCAAAGCACTATATCAGCTATACCTATCAACTATCTTAGAGGGGCTAGCCTTAATGATCAGATAGTAATTGCTGACGAGTCTCAAAACTTCAGCGTAAAAGAATTAATTACTCTTATAACAAGAATAGGAGAAAACACAAAGATGTTTATCTGTGGCGATGCAATGCAAAGTGATATCAACGGCAAAAGCGGATTTAATAAAATTAAGCAGTTATTTAATGATGATGATAGCGCTAAACAAGGAATACACAATTTCGAATTCACTTATAAAGATATAAAAAGAAGTGAAATATTAAAATATATAGTTAAAAGACTAGAAGAGTTGAATTAATAAAAGTGTATTACATGATATGAACGAAGGCGATCATATTATATTCTTATTCGATAACAAAAGAACATCAGGGACAATAATTAAGATCTTCACTCAAATAGGTTTCGAGGATCACGGTAAAAAGTTTGTAATTATTATGCCTATTGATTCTAAGGGTTTATTTAACGATGATGCAATTAAGATAGAAAAGAATAAATTAAAAATAATTAATTGAATTAACTAACACTTATTATATAATAATAAGTATATGAAAAAGTTAAAATATTTTACAGCTAGTTGGTGCGGACCATGTAGGAACTTTAAGCCGTATATACTTGAGCTCGTTAAGAGTGGAGAGAATATAGAAATGGTTGATATAGACGCTAACCCAAAAGAAAGTGAAAAATATCAAATAATGTCAGTTCCAACATTAATCTTTGAAGATGACGGGAAAATCTTTGCGAAGGTTAACGGGCCTATAGACCCAAGTGAAATAAAAGAGATTCTCAAATAAGATGGAAATAGTAATATCTTCCCTAGTCGGCGCTGTAGGAGCTATATTGGTTGCTTATATTAATTCTAAATTTAAAGAGAAGAAGAAAGAAGCTCTAGTAGATGAAATAACAAAAAAATTACACATAGACGGTGAAAATGTGTACATAATAAATACTAAAAAAAATGAAATTAAAAATTTTAAGTATGAATCTAAAGCTTCAACTGAAAAACCTTTAATCTTCTTTATTAAATAATGAGAATTAAATATTGTAAATCATGCGGTCATAAAAACCAGTTTATAGGGCTGGAGCCGAAGTTTTGTTCGCATTGTGGGGAAAGCTTAAACGTAGTAACTCCTCAAAGCGCAAGATCTAAAATTGCCAGTAAGCAGAAACTTAACCCCGACGAAACAGATGTTGATTTCGTCCCTAGTATAGCTAGCTTGCAGTATAGCGTATCTCCATTCGAAAAGAAAACTTTTAAGATGGAAGAGATTTTTGATCTTGAGGATAATGACAGAAGCCCCCAAAAGAAAAAGAGGTAGACCAAAAAAGGTAAAGTTTGAGGATAAATATGAAATTATTGACACTCAAATTGCAAAAAGAAAAGGGAGATGGTTTCTTAGGGCTATATCATGGATAAGTTGGGAAGATGTTGGGCAAATAATAAGATCTCACATATATAATAAATGGCACTTATGGGATCAAAAAAGACCCCTTGAACCTTGGCTAAATAGAATCATATCTAACCAGATAAAAAATGTATTAAGAAATCACTATGGCAACTTTATAAGACCTTGCGCTCAATGTCCATTTAACTCCTCTGGTTCTATAGATAACATACATGATGCTAATTTTTGTAGTTGGACTAAAACAGGTAAGCAAGACGGCTCATGCCCTTTATTTTCTAAATGGGAAAAGACTAAAAAAAGCTCCTTTCAGATAAACATGGCTTCAAGTATAGATGCTAATGAAAATATAAACGTTGGGTTATGTAAACATTTTGACATTGACCACTCTAAGGATAAATTAAACAAAGTAATGAAAAACACTCTAACAGAGAAACAATATCATATATATGAAATGTTATACATAAAAGATTTAGATATTGCAGAGGCTGCTGAGAAACTTGGATACAAAAGTAATGAGAAAGGTCGCAAGGCGGGATATAAGCAAATAAAAAACTTTGAAAAATTATTTAAAGATACTGCTAAAAAAATAATATCCGAACACGATATAGTATGAAATTAACTGACAAACAAAAAACCTTAATACAGGAAAAGTATCAAGACTTTCCAGATTTAATAGAATTAACCAGGATGGTATTTGAAGATGATTCTCTAGACGGTCGAACAAAAGAAGGTCGCGCTGTCAGGGAGTTCTTGGTTGATAATTCTATCGATTATACGACAACAAAAAAAGAAAAGAAAGATGATATTGAGTTTTCTGAAGAACAAGGCGAATTTATATTGCAATATGCTAAAGAAGGTATGTCTGCTTATGAAATTTCTAAAATATTATTTCCAGACGTAAATGTAACAAATTTAAGTAAAGAAGTGATAGAATTAGCTGAACATATAAAAAATATAGACCCAGCTTTATTAGCTCCATCAGAAAACGCGCTTAATAACACCTACTTTCCTCCTAGAGCTATATCAAGGGTAATTAAGAAGATTAATGATTATTGCGCTATAAATTTAGAAGAAAAAGCGTTAAATAGAGAAGAAATTGATAATATAGAAAGTGCAATAAGATTTCTTGCTGCGCCTAGATTTGTTCAGGTCATGAATACTTATAGCGCCATGGACGATAGGAATTTATTCGAAGCAGAGTTTATTCGTTCTGTTTGGGACAAGCCTGACTTAACAAGTGATGAGCTTAACTTGTATATTAACGTATGTATGGATTATATACATTTAAAAAATATTAGCAAAGCAATTGATAAATTAAATAGAATGTTTGAGGAGTGTGAAGATCAAAGGGATATGACTGTTAGGCTAGCAGAGTTGTTAAAAACTAAAAGTGAAGAATATAACCAATGTGAAAAACGTCAAGAGACTTTAATAGCTAGATTGAATGGTGATAGAAAAGAAAGAGTTAAAAATAGACATAAAGATAATGCTTCAATAATATCTTTGGTTAGAGTATTTCAAAATGAAACAGATAGAAAACGAATGGTTAATATGGCTGAAAAACAAAAATTATTAATAAAAGAAGAGGTTGACGGTCTAGAGAGAATGGATGTCTGGAAAGCTAGAGTTCTTGGAATTTCTAAAGATGAAGCAATATGAAACTAAAACACATCCACAAATCAGCTAGCAGCCTCGGACAGAGGTACTATACCATGTCTGCCGCAATAAACGTTTTTACGCAGTCCTACGGGCATAATATCGTACAAATTGGATCTCAACCTAGGAACTCGGCGCATTCTAATTTTGATTTGTTTGATTTTTATGCTGAGTTAGTGAAAGATTGTCACAAAGTATCTTATACTATACTTCATGAGTCTGATAACATTACCCAACAAAGAAGAGAGAGAGATTTAAACAGTATAATATATAATAAGTATAATAGCGAATCTGATAGAATAAGAATAAGAAATATAAAAGATAGTAACATACATGAAAAAACAGATAATATAGATTTATTAATATTAAATGATATATACTTTCCTATAGAAGAACTTACCACAAGGGTTTGCCCGAGTGCAGATTACTTATCTGGTAGAAACATGCTATACTCATTAACGGATTCTGAAATGAGTCATTCTTACGGTGAAATCATCAATCCCTCAAAGGAAAGGTGTTTATACGAGTACAAGCTATTCAAGAATAAACTTGGTAGATCCTCAATCGTGATCTTAGAAGGGAATGATTATCCTGGCGGCGCACAAACTTCCCTTGTTAAAAAACAACTGGGAAGTGATGGATTTATTTGTTTATTAGATTTACAACAATCAGTGTGGATAAAAAGGTAAATTTTAATTGTAAAATATGTGATGCTGAGTTTGATTCTGAACGATCACTACATGCACATATTAAGGCTCATAAAATATTATTATCAGAATATTATATTACATACTATCCTAGATATAATTTATATACAAATGAGTTAATTCCTTTTAAGAATAAAGATCAATATTTTTCTACTTATTTTTCTAATAGTATTGAAATGGAAAAATGGGCGGCGACAGCCGATGGCGAGCATGTGCAACAAATATTACTTGACATATTAAATAAAAGAATAATTAGTAAAAATTTACAATACGCGCCAAATCATTTAGAATTAATGCTACTTGAGCTTCCTACAATAGAGATATATAAAACATATTTCGGTTCATATAACGAAGCCTGTCGCAGGCTTCAGGTTGAGCCGTTATTAAATAAAAGTATAAAAGGTAAATTTTTAAACTTCGATGAAAATTTAAAGAATATGCAGATTATGATAGATACTAGAGAGCAAACGCCACTAAAATTCAAGAACAGTAAACCTCATAAACTAGATTTTGGTGATTATACAGCTGCGGGAGAATATTATAATAAGACCTATATAGATAGAAAAAGCGAAACCGACTTTAAAACAACAATGACTGTTGGGTACGAGAGGTTTAGAAGAGAATTGCAAAGAGCTAAAGAATTCGACTCATTCTTATATATTGTTACGGAGAGTTCTATTGACAAAATAATAAATAATAATAAGTATGGTCCGCATAGATCAAATCTAACATTCGTGTGGCATCAAATGAGAACTTTATCGCATGACTTCGCTAGGAGTTGTCAATTTATATTTTCTGGAGGAAGGAATTGGTCACAAGAGTTAATTCCTACGTTACTTTATGCTGGTAGAGAAATATGGCACTCCGATGTACAATACTATATAGATAAAAGAATTTTAAAACTATGACTTGGGAAGAAGGAAATCAAAAAAGAAACCCTAAAGAATATGACATAAATAAATTGTTATTAGAAACAGAGGGTTTTATGGACGAAAGAGAGGCTAAGGTTAAGTTGTACGAATTTCTTAGAGAGAACATTACTTTTAGCACAAACCTTATAGCTGGAGTTGATTTATTTCCATTTCAGCATATGGCTATAAAGGCTATGTTTGAGAGTGATTATTTTTTAGGCATATGGTCTCGTGGTATGTCGAAATCTTGGACTACTGGTATTTTTGCGTTCATGGATGCTATAATGAATCAAGGAGTTGAAATAGGCATATTATCAAAGTCCTTTCGTCAGGCTAAAATGATTTTTAAAAAAATTGAAGATATAGCTGCCAAGCCCGAAGCTAATTATCTAACTCAATGTATAACTAAAGTTACAAAAGCTAATGATGAATGGGTGATGCAGATAGGAGAGAGCTCAATAAGAGCTTTGCCTTTAGGTGATGGATCTAAACTTCGTGGTTTTAGGTTTCATAGAATAATCATCGATGAGATGCTTCTTATGCCTGAAAGAATATATAATGAGGTTATAGTGCCATTCTTATCTGTCGTTCAGAATCCAAAAGAAAGGGAGGATTTGTTTAATTTTGAAAGTCAACTTATTGAGCAAGGAGAAATGAAGGAAGAGGATAGATTTATCTGGCCTAATAATAAACTTATAATGTTATCTTCCGCTAGTTATAAGTTTGAGTATTTATACAAATTGTATGAGAATTTTGAAGGACTTATTAAGCAGGGAGAATCAGGAGGTAAAAATAAAGCTTCCAGAACAATAATGCATTTCTCTTACGATTGCGCACCCAAACAACTTTTTGATGTAAATCTTATTGAGCAAGCTAAATCAACAATGAGTCAAAGTCAGTATGACAGGGAGTTTGGCGCTATATTCACAGATGATAGCTCTGGGTATTTTAAAATATCTAAAATGAAAGAGTGTACGGTGGAAGAAGGCGTAGACCCATCAGTTGAAGTAAAAGGTGAAGAAGGAGCAGAATACTTATTGGCATTTGATCCCAGCTGGGCCGAGAGTGAAAGTTCCGATGATTTTGCGATGCAAGTATTCAAAATGAACAAAGAAACTAAACAAGGGGTTCTAGTGCATGTATACGCTATGGCTGGAGAAAGTTTGAAAAATCATATTAATTATTTTATTTATTTATTAGAAAATTTTAATATTGTATCTATTGTTGGAGATTATAATGGAGGAGTGCAATTTTTAAACGCCGTAAAGGAAAGTTCTATATTTAAACATACCAAGCTTAATATTAATATAATCCAAACTGAATTTGACGATATCGAAAATTACCACAAATCATTACGAATGGCTAAAGCTGAATTCTCTAAAGATGGTATACCATGTTGTTTAAGAAAGCCTACTTCTGGTTGGATTAGAAGAGCTAATGAACTGCTCCAGGCAAGCTTTGATCACAAAAGAATTTGGTTCGCTTCAAGAGCAATGGATGAAAGTTACCACAGACAAAGAAAGAAGAAGATACCAATTAAAAATTTAAAGTTCATGAATTTTGCTGACGATGAGGAAGAACAGAATGACGCAGCCAAAATGATTGACTTGGTAGAGCATCAGCACGATATGATGGATTATACAAAAGGTCAGTGTGCGTTAATAGAAGTAAAGTCATCTCCACAAGGAACTCAAACTTTTGACCTACCTTTAAATTTAAAAAAAACCACTGGACCGAGTAAAGTTAGAAAAGACTGCTACTCAGCTTTAATATTAGGCAACTGGATGATTAAAATATACAACGACGTTGAGGATTACAAAGATGAGGTTGTAAGTTCATTTGTTCCAATGTTTATAAAGTGACTTTAAAAGTGACATTTTAACTTTTTCGTGTATAATATAAGTAATGAGCAAGCCTAAAAGAAAATATACAAAAAAATCATCTTATTGGAATAACCTTTCCAGAAGAACTGAAGTAAATCTAGGTTCCGATGGTGATTCCGTAGAGCCAGTAATGTGTGGTGATAACTATTACGTTAGCAACTCAAGTGTAAAGAGCGTTAAGAATATTCCTCAAAACTCTTCAGTTGCGTCATCAATTTCAGATGCATTAAGGTCTGGAGGGTCATCTAGCACAGGAACTAGGTTTAATAGAGCTAGCTCAAGCTCTAAAAGAGAGAAGTATAAAAACATTAGCGAGGGAATGTTGCCTTACGATGTGTCGGCGGAAGGTATTGATGTAAGGGAGTCTATTGAGTTATGTCAAAAGGCTTACGCTAACATACCAATTTTCAGAAATGCTGTAGACGTCATGTCTGAGTTTTCTAATTCAGAAATATATTTAGAAGGAGGAAGTGAAAGCGCGAGAAGTTTTATTGAAAAATGGCTTGAGAAAGTCAATCTATGGAAACTTAAAGATCAATACTTTAGAGAATATTATAGGTCTGGAAATGTATTTTTGTATAGAATAGATGGTAAATTCAAAAAAGAAGATGTGTCTAAATTTAATAAAATATACGGAAATTCAAAATTTTTAGACCCTGGGAAAATTCCCTTAAGATATATTTTATTAAATCCATACGATATAGTGTCCACTAAAAGTACATCTTTTGAAGGCGGTGTTTATAAAAAACTTTTATCTGAATACGAGTTAGAAAGATTAAGAACCCCCAAAACGCCTGAAGATCAAGAAATTTTTGACGCGCTAGATAAAAAAACCCAGAACTTAATTAAGCAGGGCGGATTTTCTACAAGAGGTCTTTCTGTTAATCTAGATGAAAAAAGATTAATTTATTCATTTTATAAAAAACAAGATTATGAGCCATTTGCTATTCCTTTTGGATATCCAGTATTAGATGATCTAAATTGGAAGATAGAACTTAAGAAAATTGACCAGGCGGTTAGTAGAACAATCGAAAATGTAGTATTATTAATAACTATGGGAGCCGAGCCTGATAAAGGTGGAATTAATCCACATAGCCTTAGTGCAATGCAATGTTTATTTCAAAATGAAAGTGTCGGGAGGGTACTGGTTAGTGATTATACAACAAAAGCTGATTTTGTTATACCTGATATAAATAAAATTTTAGGCCCAAGCAAATATGAAATTGTAAATCAAGATATTAGAGAAGGTTTACAAAATATAATTGTCGGAAAAGAAAATTATTCAAGCACTCAGATTAAAGCTCAAATATTTTTAGAAAGATTAAAAGAAGCTAGGAACGCATTTTTAAATGACTTCCTAATGCCTCAAGTAAAAATTGTTTGCCAAGCATTAGGGTTTAGAAAATACCCGACAGTTAGATTTCAAGAAGTCGATATTAAGGATGAGATTCAATTCCAAAGAGTTGTTACGAGATTGTTAGAAATTGGTATTATATCCCCAGAGCAAGGTTTATCAGCTATTAGAACTGGCTTATTTCCTCATCCAGATACAATGTCAGACGCTCAAAGAAAGTATGCAGAAGATAGAGGAGAAGGAATGTATAACCCTTTAATTGGTGGTGTTCCTCCTATCGAGCCCGCTGGCGCAGAAGAAGAAAGAGATTTAAGGGAGGATCAGTCCAAAAACCCAGATCCACCCAAACAAAATCAACAAGCTCCAAAAAAAGCGCCTAGTCAACCAGGTCGCCCAACAGGAGCTACGGCAGAAGATTTATATTCCAGGAAAGACTTGCAATCTATAATTTATAAAATAGAAAAGCTAAGGACTTCTGCTGCAAAAGAAGTGAAAGATAAATTCTCTGTAAAAAGATTAAATAAAAATCAAACGAAGATAGTTGATAGTTTAGTTGAAGCTATTGTAACTTCCACGGAAAAAGATTCTTGGGAAAAAGAATTAAAAGCTTGCGTAAAAGATAATGAAAAAATGGCTGATTTAAAAACTTTAAAAGAGATTTCGGATATTAGCTCGGATCATCAACTTCCTGACTACCCATCAGCTATATTATTTCATAGTAAAAAATAATTTTTTTGTGTATATGTATGCATGCATAAACATATTATAGATCTATCAGATAAAATTAAATCTCACGAACTTTTTTGCGACTGTGGAGAAGGTGGAGTGGAAGACATTTCAAATGAGTCCTGGGCTGCAGAAAAAAATAAAGGCAAAAAACTAAACAAACCTTTTAGGACGTCAGGTGGTCCGAAGAAATTTTCGGTTTATGTTAAAAACGACAAGGGCAATATCGTGAAAGTAAATTTCGGCGACCCTGACATGTCAATTAAAAGAGATAACCCAGCAAGAAGAAAGTCCTTTAGGGCTAGGCATAACTGCGATAATCCTGGGCCAAAAACGAAAGCTAGATACTGGTCTTGTCGCCAATGGAGAGCTGGATCTAAAGTTGAGGGTTCAGATGTAGAATTTTCTCAAGAAGAGGTTGAAGATATTATATTGGATGAACTCGACGAGTCTGAAGCTAAAGGTAAGGGTTTATGGCACAACATTAGAGAAAAGAAAAAAAGAATGGGTAAAAATTATAAACCAGCAAAACCTGGAGATAAGGATTATCCAGACCCAAAATCTTTAAAAAAGGCTCAAAAACCCTCTAAAAAGAAAAAAGAGTCCAAAGGAGAATTAACAAAAGAACAAAAAACTCTTCCACCAGCTTTACAAAAAAAGATTTTACAGAAAAAAGGTAAGTCTCCAAAGAAGGAAGACGAGAAGACTGGTAAAAAAAATAAGAAAAGTAAATAAATTCTTGGTGTATATATATAATATATGAAATTTAAATATAAAACTCAATTTTTGAATGAAGTGCAAGCTTCTGCAGAAAATATAAAAGACGGAAAGTTTGTATCTCAAGCTTCATTGGAACAATTAAGAAACCTTGTTCCTGAAGACATTGATTTCGAAAAAAATATTGATTTAATCGGTGTAGCTTTTAATGCCGCAGTAATTAATCAATTTAATAAAAATCATGACGGTATAGATACAAAGACTGCGCTAGCTATAAAAGATTATTTTGTTCACAAACCTACTAATGTAGAACATAATAAAAAACAAATTGTAGGACATATTGTATCATCAGGATTTTCCAGAATGTACAATGATGAATTATTAAGCTCTGTTAGCGAAGACACTAATCAACCGTTTAATTTAGCCCTTGGAGCAGTAGTTTATTCTGCAGCTAATAAAGAGTTCGCTGAAATGGTATTAAGGTCAGTTGACTTAGAGGATGAAATGCATCAAGTGGTATCTGCAAGTTGGGAATTAGGTTTTAATGAATATGTAATTGCCGCTGGAAGTAGAAATTTAGAGGATGCAGAAATTATTTCAGATCCCAAACATGTAGAAGAGTTATCTCAGTATTTAAAAGCCTTTGATGGAGAAGGTAAGTTAAATGATGGTACTGAGGTATACAGGCTAGTTGTTGGAGATGTTTATCCATTAGGTATAGGATTCACTGCAAATCCAGCAGCTGACGTCAAAGGAATATACGTTTTTGATGATAAAAAAAAAGAAGAACCTGAAGACGATTCTTCAAAAGCAAAACAGAGAATAGAAGTTGATAATAGAAATTATTTTTCAAAAAATGAAAATAATATTTCACAAAACGGAATTTTAGCTGTAAATAAATCTATAAACAATATTTCTACTATGGAAAAACAAAAATTATTCGAAGACTTTAAAGCTCTTCTTGAAGAAAAAATGCCTGGTCATGATTTCTCTCAAGAGACTGTAGCTAATGTTGGTCGTGTTATTGGAGATGCTATCAAATCCAAAAACGAACAATATGAAAAAGAACTCCTTGCTCTTGAGGAAGAGCGCCAAAAACTCACAGAAACTGAAGAAGGTATTAAGGCTGATCTCAAAGATCTTAAGTCTAAACTTGAAGCTGCTGAGAGTCAAGTCGCCACCCTGAGTGAGGAAATTGGTTCTCGCAAAAGCGAAGACGCTTTCAATGCTCGCATGGAAGATGTAGATGCGACTTACGATCTTTCAGAAGAAGACCGCAAGATTTTAGCCTCAGAAGTTGAAGCTATTAATCTTGACGAAGCTTCTTTTGAGGAATACAAGTCAAAACTTTCCGTCATGTGGGCTCATAAAAGTAAGGAATACTTAGCTGAACAAAACAAAGCTTTTGAAGAAAAGCTTGAAGCTGAACTCCAAAAACGCTTACAGAGCCTGGAAACATCTGGAACATCTGAAGCTTCCGACACTTCCGAAGAAACTGAGACTGAAGAATCCGAAGCTTCTGAAGAAGTTGAAGAGGCTCTCGAAAACGCTGAAACTGAAGAAGAAGAAGTTATTGCTAATAACAATACCGCTTCCGCAGTTGAAGAAGTTTCCTTAAAAGAAAAATTCGCAGAAGCTTTTGCGAAAGAAAATATTTCAATTAAATTCTAAAACAAAAAAACTAAAATGCATAAATTATTACCATTTAGACAATATGATGAAAAGGATGTTATCAACCTTTTCAAGTTGGATCTTAGCGGAGCCACTTTAACATCGTTAAAGCCTGGCGATTCTACAGGATTCACCGAAAAGAACTGGAGTGGAACAGCCGTTGACGTGAAATCGACCAACGACTGGTACTCTACCGATCCTGCTGGTTTGCATACCGATAGTCACACTGCTCAATCGTACCTCGGTGCGATTGGAAGTAACGACCAAGGTAACGCTTCCAAATGGGGTAGCTTTTATCCCGAAGCTCCTATGGCTATAGAAGCCTCAACTGCTTCAAGTGGATTCCTCGGAATTACACTTAGACCAACGCTCGCTTATGATGAGAATGACGAAAAACTCTCGAGCTACCCCATAAAGAAAGACGAACTTCAGTGCGTACTTCCTGGTGAGGCTGTTCCTGTTGTTACTCGTGGATTCTTCACATTAACTGGTGACGCTGTTACAGGCACTGCTACTGTCGGAGATATTTTGACACTTGCTGCTGACGGTACATTCACTACTGCTGGTAAAACATCTATTACAGTTGATTCTTCGACTGATACAGGTAGTGACGGCAACGTCGATACTAGCACTGTTACCGCCACCTCCGATTTCGGAGTCGGTCGCGTACTTGCTGTTGGAGCCGCTGGCACAACTAAGCCTGCTGCTATCTTTGTCCAACTTCTTGGATCTGCTAGCGCTTAATTATAGAAAGTAAATTTAAAAAAATGAATATTACACTAAAACGAACCGAAGAACAAGTCGAGCTTATTAAAGCTATGGCTTCAAAAAATCGTAATGTTGCCTATGAGGCTCAAGCAGCTGCTGCTGAGTTTATTGGTCCCGTTCTTTCTGAAATAATGAACAATGCTCCTACGTTGAGCAATATGTTCACTTCTTTCCAGTTTAACGATGATGATAATCCCTCGATTCCGTTGGATTTATATCACGACATTTCGGATGAGGATTACCTCGAAGTATACAGTCAGTCAGTTCCTGGCGGAATGCCTTCGAATACAATCACACCTTTGCACAGTGAACTAAAATTCGCTACTTACCGTATGGAAACAGCTGTTGACTTTGATCGTCGATATGCTGCTCGTTCCAGACTCGATGTAATTAGCAAGACTTTTAGCCGCATTGCACAAGAGTTGCTTCAAAAGCAAGAATACACCTCTGCAAATCTTTTGCTTGGAGTTCTTGCTAATGCCACAACTAATGGTAACCCCCATGTAGTTGCTTCTGCATCTGCTAATCAGTTCCTTATTGCTGACGTTAACACTCTTATCACTGCTGCTAAGAGATTAAACACATCTTGGAATGGTGGAACACCGATCTCTGGAACTCGTGGAGTTTCTGATCTTCTTGTTTCTCCTGAAATTATGGGCGAAGTTCGCGCAATGGCTTATAACCCCATTAATACTCGTGGACTTGCTGGCGGCGGCACCTTAAGTGGCGCCTCAGTTAATACTGGTGACCCAGGTAGTAGTGCCGACCCCGTTGTTGGTGGTACAATTGGTACTGGAGCTGGAGTTATTCCTGCGACTGAATCAATGCGTAACGACCTCTATAGCAATGCTGGAGCTTCCGAGCTTTATGGTATCGCTCTTACCGAGATCAATGAACTTGGTGTTGGTCAACGCTTCAACGACGTATTTAAGTCGATGGTTGCTTCTGGAACCAAATCAGGTAATGTCGGACACAGTAGCGGAGCCTTCGATACTTCTGGTGATGAAATCATCATTGGTCTTGATCGTGGACGCGAGTCGCTCATGAGAGCTATCGCTGTTGATTCTGAGACAGGAGCCGAGTTAAATCTTGTAGCTGACGACCAGTATACTGCTCGTCAAAGCAAGATCGGATACTTCGGATCTATCGAAGAAGGACGCATGGTCCTCGATAAACGCGCCGTTACAGGAATTGTGGTATAAGGTAACTTATCCATACATATTGAGTTTAAAAAAATCCACCTACGGGTGGATTTTTTTATTCCCAGATTTAGTATATAGGTGTAAGATTTTAATACTACATAAACTATGAAACCAAAAAAAAATTCAACAAAACCTGTTAAGGTTAAATCTAGGACGAGAAAAATAAAAACGGTTGCTAAAGCTCCCAGTAAAGAGAGAAAACTTTCATATATAGACGGTAAGACAGTTGAAACTGTTGAAGAAAAAGAGAGATTAAGAGATCTTGAGAAGTTGCTAAATCCATCTTCATTGCACAACCCATTTAAGGTTACTAACGCAGAAGACTTGGATAGAAAATTAGGCGACATGAGTTTACCAGACTTACAGTCCCTGTCTGTTGAAGTTGGGGTTTTTCCTTCTGGAAGTAAGGTTACGCTTAAGAATAAATTAAAAAAAGAATTTAAAAATAGGTTTTTTCTTGGAAAAGGAAAAGTTGTCTCAACGACAAGTCCTGTAGCAGATTACTCGTCTATGACAGAAGAGCAAAAACGCCTCTTCTCAACCGAGTAATCAATGGGACAAGTAGATTCAATTGCTGAAAGCATATTCAATACCGAATTCTATGAAGAGGTCGGCACTCCTGAATATATACAACAAAGAAAAGTACAAATATCAGCCTGGCTAGAAACAAACATTGGTCAATTAAACATATTGATTAATGAAGGCTTTAGGGTTGATGATGGTAATGATGTGTGCCCAGTTCTTAAAAATGAAGAAATCGCAATATTTATTCAGCTCTATTTGAAGTATTACTATAAAAGACAAAGCCAGTCAATACTAAAGAATCTCACTACCACTACTACTTCTGGAGAAGAATCTTCTTCATCGATGTCAGAGTGGACTGAATTAAGAGAAGGAGACTCTTCAATTAAAAGAGTGGCGCAAAACGCCTCCCCCCAACAAAAAGTTCAAGTCGCTCAAACTTATAAAACATTTGCTGAAGAAGCTGATATAAAATTGAGTGAATTAGTTCATTCTTATAACATGTACAAGTCTTCACCGAGGCAAGTTGCTGGAAACGAAGCTTCTTCTGAGGATTGTACGCCAGAAGCCTCTGGGTGCGATACAGAAAGTGTTCAAACCGAATCCCAGGTACAACCTCAAGTTACGAGTCAAGAAGAAGGGCAGAGTCAAGGTCAAGATATCACATTCTTTTCTCAGGATGAATAATTATGACCGACCTAATATCAAGCTCAGATAAGGAGGCTTATGAGTCTGTATTCAATCATATACATGATACTTTCTCCAGGGAAATAACGATATTTAAAAAAGCTCAGAAAGTATTTATATCTACAGATAATACATATAACGCTCTTTACTCTAGAGTTAAGAACCAAAAAGGTGGAGATAAAGTAGTTGAAGAAATAAAGATTAAAGCAAGGATACTTTATCCTTCTAGTGCTTCAAGAGAAAATTCAGAAAACGAAATACTTGGAGTTGGTATTCCTGATGACCATATAAGAATAAAAGTTAATCAAGAGGGTTATAATTTTATTAGACAAGCCTCTGATGTTGAAATTGATGGAGAGTTATTTGAAATAGTATCAGACGCTTCTAAAGCTGGATTATTTTCTGTTAAATATTATAATATATTACTTAAAAGAAGGGGTTAATAATGAAGATCAGGATTAATAATAACGCCCTCAAGAAGATAGAAAGATCTAAAGTGGCTCCTATTGTTCATGCTCAAGCTAGGAAGAAGATAGAGAAATCCCTAAGAGAAGCTCAGAGGGAAATGTTACAACAATTTGAAGACCACCTTGTGACTCAAGAAATTGATATGGGGCCAGATGGATATAATTCCAGTGGAACTCTTGATGGGTATGGAAATTTATATTCGTTCATTGGGTTTGAAGAAGGTATGGATCCCATAGCTCCAATAAGAGCTTTATTAAAAAAAGCTTTAAAAATTAAAAATTCTCCAAATAGCCACAGGTCAATGATAACAAATTTCATAATAGAGCTTCCATCAAAAGAAGAAATTTTTTCAGCCACTCCAAACCCTTGGGCTTCAGGAAGAAGCTGGGCAGAAGGAATAGAAAAAGGTATATCTGGATTAGGTCAATACCTAAATACTCAGTCTTTCTCTAGTAGATCTGGAGAAGGTATTCAAACAAAGAAAAAGGTAAGAGGAGGAGGATTCTCTAATACAAAATATTTAAGTCAAATACTAAATGATTTAAAAAGTAATATACTTAGTAAAGTAAAATGAAAATAGGATTTGATCATGAATTATTATCTAGTTTCTATCTCTGGTTTGATGATAGATTAAATTATTTCGCAGAAGCTTATAAAGATCCTATTGAACATACATTTCAACAAGTTGATTCTATAGATATACCTTTAAACTATTTAGCTTATTATAGTCCTTATAGACAATTTGTGTGGGCTTCTGATAAAATATCAGTATCGAACCAAGTAACTATAGATGGAAACGTAGTGCAAGATCGAAACGGAATATATATAGATTATAATCAAGGAAGAGTATTAGTTGATACGGGTGTATTTGGAAACAATAAAAATTTAGATATCAAAGGCACTTTTGCATATAAAACAATTAATACTTATATAACAGACGAAACAGAAGAAGCTGTTATTGTAAATAGTGATTTTATTATATCTCCCCTTAATCAAACATACTTACAACAAAATGGAGGATTTAATGATAAGATATATACTATTCCTGCAGTATTTTTAACTTTAGCGAATTCTGAAAATCATCCTTTTGCTTTTGGGGGATTAGATTGTACCGAATTAAATCTTCGGGCAGTGGTAGTTGCAGATTCAAATTATACGCTTGATGGTATACTCTCTTTATTTAGAGATTCAGCAAGAACATGTTTTTCTTTAATTGATTTTGAAGATTTTCCATTTGGAGAGTTTTCGCACATAAAAAGCCCTCCATATAAATATTCTGACCTAATAGCCTCTTCCACTAAGAAACCTTTTATTGAAAACGTTAGAGCGTCCAAGTTAACAGATCGGTCTAGAGAGAGGATTACCTCTTCAAAAGATTATAAGATAGGTTTTTTAGACTTTGAATTATCTAAAGTAAGAAACCCTAGAGAAAGTTTTTCTAGATAAAATTTCACATTTAAGATTTTTTACTGTAATATAAAATATAAATTAACCCTTTAATATATAAAAATTATGGCAACCGATAGAATTATTTACCAAAGTGAATCGTTATTCGTTAGTAAAATCGATGGAAGTGGTGATGTCACAAGTGGCACCGCAGCTAAAAACATTGATGTAGGCGACATTAGCGAGGTCAATCGCGTTCAGGACATGAGTTACAATATGGAAGTAACTCGTACTGATATCAATGAGTTTGGTCAACTTGCTGCTCTTTCGAGAGAAGTAACTGAACCCCCCACAGTAACATTAGACTTTTCTTACTACCTTACAAATGGTACTCAAGAAGAAAGTTTAGGATTCAAGCTTAATAAGGGGAATACATTTCCCGTTACTTCACCTGATTCTTTTACTTCCAACTTGCTTGCTGGAACAAGTGGTAAAGATGAATTAAATTACTATATAGTAACTTCGCCAGAAGGTGATGATACTCATGGTAGTACAATTGCTGCTGCTGATCACGGATGTATCGGTATCGGAAATGGATTCATTACAAGTTACGGAATTTCCGCAGCTGTTGGTGAACTTGCTACTGCAAGTGTTTCTGTAGAAGCTTCTAACATTCTTTTTAAGAATGGTTTAGAGACTACATCAAATGTCCCCGCTATGGCTAACCCTGCTATTGATATTAGCTCCTCAACTGGAGCAAAAATTGATAGTAAAGTAAATTGGGCAAGTGTTGTATCTGCTGATGGAGATCATAAAGCTAATGACGGAACAGAAATTTTCGCTATTCGTCCTGGTGATATCACAGTTGACTTCGATGCCGCTGGATACATTGGCTCTACACAAGCTGGAGGTCTTCAAACTGGTGGAGCTATTCTTCCTGGTGAAGGAGCAACTGCTCCTTCAGGAAAGAGTGCCATTCACTTGCAGAACATATCAATTGATCTGCCTGTTGGTCGTAGCCCTCTTACAAGGCTTGGAAGCCACTATCCTTTCGCTCGTAAGGTTGACTTCCCAGTGAACATGACATTGTCCGCTTCTGCTCTTATGACTGATATGGATGATGGTTCTCTTGACGCACTTATTTGTGGTGGCGAAACTCCTCGTGATATCGCTATTACTCTTAATACTCGTTGCGGAGGCACATCTGCAATGGTTTTTGTAATGCGTAATGCTATTCTTGACACCCAAGCGTTCTCCGCTTCGATTGGTGATAACAAGACCGTTGATCTTACATTCAGCAGCCAAGTTGGCGGTGCTAATGATTCAGACAATGGAGTATTCTGCTTTGCTAAAGCATTGAATAGCGTAGGAGAATATGCTGGTGGCACAGCTAGCGCAGCTATCACTCCTACTCCTGCTCCCCCAACCCCTACTCCGTAAGCTAAGAGTTAAAAGTAAACAACTTAAAAAAACCCCAGGTTTCACATCTGGGGTTTTTTTGTGTATTTACACATAAGGTAAAAGGTAAAATATGAAATCAGAAAGAGAATTACTTGAGTTTCAAGTCCTTCGCTCTATCACTAATCTATATAAGTCATTCTTGACTCTTGTAGAAGATTTGAGCGAAGATCATAAAGAACAGTTTGAACGACTGAAAGAGGCTCTCCCAGAGAGCGAAGATATAATAAGACAGGCTGAATACCTCGATGAAGGTCAGCTTAATTATTTAAGAAAAAAAATACTTGATTCTGGCAACGATGTCAGAAGAGAACTTTTTGCATGTATGGAAAATTTTGATATCAAGTTTAAAAAATAACTTTATTTATTATAATATATAATATAAACCAAGGTATAAGGTAACTATGAAAATTGACGAAAAAAAAATATTATATTCTTTCGAGGTTAAAGTCGAGAAAGAAGTTGAAGAAACTGTCGAGAAAAAGAAAAAACGCAAGAATAAAGAGACTGGTAAAATGGAAGTTGTTACAACTAAAGAAACAACTATGGTTAAAAAAGATGTTCCTTTTAATATTGTAATTAAAAAACCAACCCGAACAGAACTTGAAGACGGAGATATGTTTTACAGCTTAGAATTAAATAAGTTTATTAAAATGGGTCTTTTAACTAAAGCTATGCTTGCAAAGCAGTATGGCTCTCAAGGTGGAGTTTGGACAGAGAAAGAACAAACATTATATGCCGAATTGATATATAAGATGCATCAGAAGCAATTGGAAATTCAACAATTCTCAATTCTTGGTGATAGTGGGAAATTATCTGAAAGACAAAAATTAAAGCTTGACTTAGCTATTAAAGAAATGGCTGGATTAAAAAAAGAATTAACTGAATACGAAATGGTTCAAAATTCATTATTTGACCATACCGCAGATATTAAAGCTAGAAACAGAACTATCATGTGGTATATTTTACACCTAACTAGTTTTGCCGAAGGCGAGGAGGAGAACGCGGTCTTAGAAGAAATGTTCCCAGGTGATGATTTTGAAGATAGGTTTTCTATTTATGAAGATAAAGAAGAGGCTGGAGACGAAGTCTACGAAAGAGCTATTGATAAAATTTCTTCTGTAATAACTATTTGGTACATTAGCGGTAATCAAGAAAAAGAAAGCTTGGAAGAGTTCATGGAGCAAATGAAACAAGACTCGGAAGACCTGGAAGATTCAGGCGATTATCTGGAAGAAGATTTAGAGGAAGAGTCTGAAAAGACTGAGACTCAAAATGTCTGATGATAAACCAGATAAAAAACTTCTAGAAAAATTATTTAAAGAAATAAGGCAGGGATTTTCTTCTTTTATCTACGAAGGCGATGTGTGTTTTGTTAAACACGCCTCTTACTCTCAAACAGACGTCTTAAACGAGTCTTACGAAAAGTACTATGCCAAAGCTAAGTCAAAGGGTGTAATGACCGAGAAAGAGCTCCTTGAGACTTTGGAAGAACAAGGAGTATGGATGCAGGAAGACGAAGAGCTTTTTGAGAAAAAAGAAATTGAGATGGAAAATCTCAAGAAAACTTCCGCTAATCTAATTGTAAAGGCTCAAAAAAAATCTTTTGAAAAGAGGATAAAACAGCTAGAAGAAAAAGTATTAAGGCATAGAGAAAAAAGAAATTCTTTAGTTAGGAATACCGCCGAAGAATACGCTGGAAGAAGATCTAATGAGATTTTTATGTTTCATTCTTTATTTAAAGATGAAAATCTTAAAGAAGTATTTTTCTCCGAAGATGATTTTGATCATCTTGATAAGGTGAAGCTAAATAATATATTTATTAAGTATAATAACTCAATAGAGGAATTTAGCCAGCACAATATAAGACAAATGTCTATAGAAGCTTTCTTTACAAGTTTATTTAATTTATTTGATAAAGACGTTTCCAATTTTTACGGAAAGAACGTGTGCGAATTAACTTACTACCAAGTTAACTTATTGAATTACG